CTAAAATTTCTAAGTCTGCGCCCGATCACGTCGCGCAGCTTGTAAAAGAAGGCATTCTTGGAGCATTTTCTGTTGGTTTCCGAGTCAAGGATGCTGATTACCTATCGGAAACCGACGGATTAAAGATAAAGGATGCTGAGTTGTTTGAAGTATCGGTAGTATCGGTACCTTGTAACCAAGCAGCTACTTTCTCTCTCGCGAAGTCATTTGACTCTATTGAAGAGTATAATGAATTCAAAAAAACTTTCACTAATAGTGTAGATCTAGCCGGTCAGTCTCTGGCTAAAGATGAAGATTCATTTGAAGCTAGTGATGCACCGGATGGAACTGAAAAGTCAGTTCAAAAGGAGATAACAATGTCGGAAGTAAAAACTCCCGAAATCGACCTGGAGGCTTTTGCTAAGAAGGTAGCGGATGAGACTGCTGCTAAAATCGCAATTCGTCAGGCCGAGGAAAAAGCCGCTGTTGAAGCACAAGCCAAAGCAGCCCAAGACGCAGCAGAAGCAGAAGCCGTTAAGCAGGCAGAAGTTGAAACTGTAATTAAAACTGGTATCGAGTCAGGCGCTGAGCGTTTGATGGCTGATGTCGAAGCAAAGCTCGCTGAGAAGGATGCTAAGATTGAGGAAGTAATTGCTCAATATAAGACTGATCTCGAAGAGAAGAATGCTGAAATCACTGCTATGCGTGATTCAAAGCGTGTATTCGCTGATCGTAACGAGTCTGGCAACATTTCAAAGTGGGGCAAGGACTTCATGTACGGACACCTTCTTGGTGTTATGACTGGAAAAGGTTGGGAAACTGACTACTCGAAGAGCCTTATGGAAAAAGCAGGTATCAACTATGCAGCTAATGCTGGTGATATTGCTCAAGAAGTCTCTACTGCAATCGAGAAGGAAATCATGCTCGAGCTTAAGCTCGCTCAAGCTTTCCGTGAGATCACAATTAACTCACAGACTCAAGTATTGCCAATCCAGACAGATGCAGGTCCTGCAGCTTGGGGTTCAAACACTGATACCGCAGGTAACTTGGAGAACCGTCCTCAAGTCACTAACGTACAGTACAATGCTAAGCAAGTAATCCTGAAAGCAACTCGATTAATCTCGACTACTTTCATGGATAACAACATTGACGAAGAAGTTCTTGTTAACTTGATGCCAATGCTTGTTGAGTCAGTTGCACGTGCACACGCTCGCGCAGTAGACGGAGCTCTTCTTACTGGTACTTCCGGTGGTTCAGAAGCATTCGACGGTCTCGAAGCTCTTGCAGGTTCGAACTCGTTCACAACTTCAGTAGCCGCAGCTGGTACTGGTGTTGTTGATGCAGCAGACTTCCTCGGAGCACGTAAGCTCATGGGTAAGTATGGCATGATGCCAGAAGATCTGATCTATGTTGTATCTCAGAAGCGTTACTACGATCTGATTGCTGATGCAGGCTTTGCCGACATCACAGACGTAGGCTCTGATATGGCGACTAAGATTACAGGTTCTGTAGGTTCAATCTTTGGAACTCCAGTAGTTGTATCTGATCAGCTCGAAGCAGAAGGCGCAAGCGCATCTGTAGGCTATGCTGTTAACGTTCGTAACCACGTAATCCCACGTCTCCGCGGTGTATCCGTAGAGCAAGATTACGAAGTACTCAATCAGCGTCGAGTAATCGTTGCTAGCCAGTCACTTGGCTTCAACCAACTCGTTGCTAATAACGGTACTACTGACGTATCTGTTGTTAAGTTGATCCAAGCGGCATCTTAATAGCTAGATAAATAAACTGGGGAGGGTTTCCTCCCCAAGTTTTTACTAATTGATTTATTATGGCAGATTTAATTACTCTTGCAGAATATAAAGAAGCAGAAGGGATCGCAAGTCCTAAAGAAGACCTGCGTCTTGCTTCCTTGATTCCGTCCGTGAGTCAATTAGTAAAAACTTATTGTGGTAATTCTTTAGTGGATTATTACTCAGTAAACAAAGTAGAAACTTTTAACATTGATTGGAGTACTCATCTGGTACAGCTTACAGAGAGCCCTGTCAATAGCATTGTTTCAGTAGAAAAAAGAGATTCCGTTACAGAAAGTTATAGCACCGTGGCAACTACAGACTATTATCTTGACGCTTCGACGGATAGTATACTCTATGTAACGGGATCTACCTACAAAAACTGGCCTCGCGGAGCGGGGTCTGTAAAAATTACGTACACGGCAGGATACTCTACCTGTCCTGCGGACTTAAGTCTTGCAGTAATTGACTTAATTACGTACTACTTAAAAGACGAACACAAAGAACGAAAAACTCTTGGCGGAGCGAGTATTCAGAATCAAGGATCAACAAGTCTTCGTGACAGCGTTGCATTCCCAGATCATATTAAAAGAGTGCTTGATATGTATAAAAACTTTTAATGGCTACTAAAGACGTAGAAAAGTTTTTGTCTGAAATGACAAAATTTATTGAGCGCGAGTATAAAAGAGGCGCTTTAGATAAGTTTTCTACGATTGTTACTATGACAAGTCGAGGATTTGCTGAAGGATTTAAACAAGGGTACGCTACTGTTAAAGGTAAAAGAAACTCAAATGAGGAAGAAAGAAAGCAAGTTTTACATATTTCCTCAAAAGAGTTTGTAGAGATCGGACAACATTGTATAGATGAAGTCGCAAAGTGGGCTTATCAAGAAAAAACAATGGGAACAGTTGTAGACTACGTTCCTGGTTTATTTTTAGTGTATAGAGCTAAAAGAGACGTAAAGCGTCCTTATACTATAGCTAAAAATGAAGGAATTCGTTTAATAAATAAAAAACTACAAAACGCGGGCCAAAAAACTTTAAGAGGTAGAGATAAAGAAAAAGGAATTTCTGCAAGAGGCTCCGAAGTAGGGCTGGTAAAGTCAACAGTGCACAGAGCGCACCAAGGCGTTACTACTGTAGGAGCAGCTCAAGTCTCCGCTGCATTAAAGTTTTTAGATAATACAAGAGGCTTTGGAGGGTTTGTTAACTCCGAAGCGGCGAAAGATATACGTGATGTTATTCAACAAATTCAAGCTACTTTTACAACTACAGGAACAAAGTCAGGATCAACGCTTTCAAAAGTACAGTTAAATGAAAATCTTGATGTGTCACTTAGAGTCTTCGGGCAAAGTAGGAATGCCGCAGGAGAAGAGCCTTTTGACTACTCTCAACTAAAGCCAAGACTAGAAAAAGCAATACGACAGTATATTTTAAAGGCCGACGTAGGTACAATGGCTAATTCAGACTCTATAGAGGATGATGCAGTAAAGCGAGTAGAGTATGCTGTAATACAGGAGCTAACTGCCCCTAAAAATTCAAAACTTGTTGGTAGCAATAAAAAACCAGCAGGAAGAAAGAAGAAAAATTTAAATAAAGAAAAAAAGTATAGTCCTACAAAAAGAAAAGGTAGTACTAAAAAAGCATCAACTACTGCTTCAGGTGTTAGGGTACAGGCAAAACCTTCTCAAATTAACTTAGCACAAATAATGGCAATATTAAATGCTAAAATAACTGGTACAGTGGCTAAAAATATGGGAGTTCCTGCCCTTACGAATAGAACAGGAAGATTTGCCTCTTCTGTAAGAGTTACGGATGTTTCTCTTACTCCAAAAGGCTTTCCTAGTGTAGGGTACACTTATCAAAAAAATCCTTATCAAACTTTTGAACAAGGCTTTGCACAAGGAACCCCTGAGCTAGACCCACGAGACTTAGTTGATAAGTCTATAAGAGAGATAGCTGCGCATATGGCCTTAGGAAGACTTTATACTCGGAGACTATAATGGTTAAAAGTAGGACATACACTTCGAGAAGAGCAAATATTTTAAACGGTCTTGCTTTAAGACTAAAAGATATAGACGGGTCTGGTGCTTTTTTAAGTGACCTTTCAAATAACGTAGAAACTAGATTAAAGTTTTGGGACGAAGTACAAGACTTTCCTGCAGTTCACTTAAACGCAGGATCTGAGACCCGAGAGTATCAAGCGGGGGGATATAAAGATAGGTTTTTAAGTGTAACTGTTCGATGCTATGTATCGGATGAGGACAGTGCTACTGAAGCCTTGAATATTTTAATGGAAGATATTGAAACAGTTTTAGAAGATAACTCTAGACTTAAATACTATGATGCCATGAATAATGAGTATCATACACAACAAATTACCATCATTAGTATTACTACCGATGAAGGTGTGCTCGAACCTTTGGGAGTTGGTGAAATCGAAATAGAGGTTCGTTATTAGAAACGACTGGCACGAACAAACGTTCACGTCCTAGTCCTTTCAATATCATAGGAGATAAACTATGTCAGATCAATTATATTTTAGTCGCGATACTAAGATGTATGTTGCCTTTAAGGACCATGCAGGAGTATATCAAGCGGCATTTGAAATTCCCGTTCTTGACGGATTCGGATTTTCACAAGCAAACAATACTTCAGAAATTACACTTTCTGAAATGGAATCTTCTACAGGTACAAGCCGTAGAGGACGAAGGTTATTTAACGATTCATTAGCCCCTGCAGAATGGAACTGCTCTACTTATATTCGTCCATTTAAAGGCGCTTCTTCAGGAAGTGACTATACTGCGAACGAGCACCACGCAGTAGAAGAAGTTCTTTGGGGTATGATGGCAGGTGCTGATCATTATGATACTACTACTCATCACTTTGAAAGCGATAAGTTTGGAGATGGGTCCGACGAAGCAACTGTTACTGAGTCAGATGTTACAGACTTAAATATTGCATTTACTCATTCAAATCGTGCAAATTTAAACCCTGTTGATATTTTCTTTGTAATGGAGACAAGTGCGACTAATCCCGTGGTATATAAAATTGCGGATGCGGTAGTAAACGAAGCAACTATTAATTTTGAAGTAGACGGCATTGCAACTGTTGAATGGTCAGGTTTTGGTAAAGATATTAAGGATGTTAGTGCAGATACTACTGTAGCAGCTACTGCGCCCAGCGCAAGCCTTGCTACCGGGGACATTTTCTTAGATAGTGATATAGATAACCTTTTCCATATCTATTCTGGATCTGCGTTCCTTCCTGCTAAAGACGAAGGTACTGCATCTACAAGTAACTTTATTCGTAATCGAGTTACGACTTTAACAGTTGCTGCACAAAGTGGAAATGACGCAAACGGGCCCTTTGTAGGAGCTGATAACAATGGTATATACAATCTTACTCTTACCGGCGGAAGTATTACAATTACAAATAACATTGAGTTTTTAACTCCTGAGACTCTAGGGTCTGTAAACCTTCCTCTAGATAACGTAACAGGAGCTCGCTCTATCACAGGTACTTTAAACTGTTATGTTGTTAGAAACACTAGCAGTAATGTAGGAACTTCTTCTGCTTTATTCAATGATATGAAAAAGTCAGATGCTTTGGCTCTTGTAAATAACGATTTTTCTCTTGTGTTAAATGTAGGGGGAACCGATACTACAAAGCCACGGTTTAAAGTTAATATGCCTACTTGTCACTTGGAAATTCCAACGCACTCAATTGAAGATGTTATTTCCTTTGAGACTAATTTCCACGCTCTTGGCTCAAATATTAGTACTGCAGACGAAATCGATCTTACTTACTTCGGAGCATAATAATAACACTATTTGTTTTAAGGGGCTTCGGCCCCTTTTTACTTACTCCTACCAAAAATAACTCTTGACATCTCACCTCCTTTAACCTATAATTACAAAATACAAATTTACATTCTTAAAAGGACAAAAAATGAACGATTCACCTATTTCTTTATCGAGTCTTATGACTCCCAGTAAAACCGTTTCTATTGACTTTCCTGGGTACTCTACTATGAAGGTCTCGCTATGTTACTTAGGCAGAGAAGAGCTTGTTAAACTACGTAAAAAATGTGTAAGCACAAAGTTTGACAAAAAAACTCGACAACCTGAAGAAGTACTAGATGAAGATAAGTTTTTGTTAGAGTACTGTAAGGCAGTAATTAAAACTTGGTCCGGCTTGAAGTTTTCATACCTAGAAGAGCTTCTTTTGGTAGATGTCTCGGCTTATGACCCTGAAGATGAACTTCCTTACACACAAGAAAATGCAGAGCTTTTAATGAAAAATTCGTCAGTATTTGATACCTGGGTTACTGAAACAGTAGGTGACCTTGAAAATTTTACTGGGAACAAATAGAGGCAATCAGGTCTCTATTAGAAAGACACGTAAAGCAATCTGATCAAACAATAGATGTAGATAAATATCTATTGTTGTGTGAACAAATAGGGGAAGAACCCGATCCTACCAAAATGCCGCTCGAGCTTTCGGAATTTCCCGAAGAAGTTCAAGTGGCATTTTTTATGTTTAGCCTATTACCAGATCATTATGAAGGTATGAGCGGGACATATATGGGAAAATACTGGGACGGTATAGAATACTTTTTTAGTTTATATGAGATAGTAGATCCAAAAACTGTTTTTTATATTATGAAAATGTACGAAAGTATTATAGTAGCACATAGAGCAGATAAAGCAGAACAACAACGAAAAGCAGAAGAGCGTAAGGCTAAAAGCGGCGGCAAATCATACGCCCATAAAGTGACCGGCTAATGGCAAAGAAAATTCAAATAGATATTGAAGTCAATGGCAAAATGCAAAAAGCCACTGTCAGCACAAAAAAGCTGAAAGATGCTTTGGACGGCGTAAGTAAAAGTGGGGACTCCGCCCAAAAAGGGGCAAACAACTTTGGTAAAGGCTTAAAAGGTGTAGGGGAGCAATCTGCAAATGCTTCTAAAAACTTTGCAAAATTTTCTTCAGGTATGGGAGGATTTGTTGGCGTTTACGCATCTTTAGCCGCACAACTATTTGCAGTAAGTGCCGCATTTCAATTCTTAAAAAGAGCAGGCGATTTACAAACCTTACAAGCAGGACAGCAGGCCTACGCTTCAGCTACAGGAGTAGGGCTTCGTACTTTGACCAATAATATTATTGCAGCAACAGATGCAACTGTTACTTTTCAGGACGCGGCACAAGCAGCAGCTATTGGAACGGCTGCGGGATTAAGTACAGATCAACTAACTAGGTTAGGCGCTGCTGCAAAAGATGCTTCTATTATTTTAGGAAGAGATGTTACTGATTCTTTTAATCGTCTTGTCCGTGGTGTAACAAAAGCAGAGCCAGAGCTTCTTGACGAACTTGGCGTTATTCTACGATTGAAAGATGCAACCGAAACTTACGCAGCACAGCTAGGTAAAAGTGCTAATGAGTTAACTGCTTTTGAGAGGAGCCAGGCCGTAGCAAATGATGTCTTAGGCCAAACAGAGGAAAAATATAGTAAAATATTAAATATTACAGGAGGAACTGCTAACGCTTACGCTCAACTCGGAAAAGCTTTTGATGATATTGTTATAGATCTAAGTGCTTTGGCGGATTTTTTAATAGGGCCTATAGCAAAGGTACTTACAGATCTTCCCGCGCTAGCAATAGCAGCTTTCGGCTTACTTCTACAAGGCCCTTTATCTGCTCTTGGTATAAGTTTTAAAGACATTGCAGCTGGCGCGCAAGCTTCAGCTTTAGCGTCTAGAGCCTCTTTCGAAGAAATGTCTGCAAAAGCACAAAAAACTACTATAGATGTAAAAGCATTAAAAGCTCAGTTTAAAGACCTAGCAATTCAACAAAAGTTAAATGCAACTAACTCTAAAGTATTACAAAGAGCTGCTGCAGGTACGATGACACCCCAAGACCGCGCTAATTTGAAAAAAGCATTAAGAGCCTCAGAAAAAAACTATAATCAGCATGGAATTGTTGTAAAAGGCATATTTAAAGATATGTCTATAACAATGGTAAGAGAGATAGGAACTGCTTTTAAGCAGATAGAACTCGCAGAGCAGCAAAAACTAAGTAAAACAGCAGTTTACGCTACTAAAGCTAAAGCAATGTATGCAGGTGTAGCAGCAAGCATTAAAACTATAGGTGCAGCTTTAGCTACCGGGGTAAGTACATTATTGGGTTGGTTGGGCTGGATAGGACTTGCTGTAACGGCTTATCAAGTTTTAAAGGATTTATTTTTTGATAGTGAAAATTCTTTAAGCGCGCAACAAATACTATATGAAAAAAATAGAGCGAGTTTAAAAGAACTAAACAAAGAGTTAGTCTCATTTGCACAAATTCAAAAAGTGCTTGCACAAGGCCAGTTTGGAAGTGAGTCGGGCTTTGCAAATATTGGCTCAGCACTTGGTCAAAGAAGCACCTCTCAAGCTATTGAGGACTTTGAGTTGTTGCAGTCTTTTAGAGTAAAAGATAATGCTAATGAAGCTAGCTATAATTCCGAAGTTCGTAGACTGGCAGAAGAGAGAATAGATATAAGTAAAAAAGAAGCTGCAAATTTGCCTATCGAAGAATTAGAAAAAAGATTAGGGGGTACTATGATACTTACTCCTGTAAAAAATAAAATTTCAGAAGACGAGAAAAACGCAAATCAATACTTTAGTACAGTACTTAAAGGGCTAAAAGAAGTAGAAAAAGGTACTGGGATGACTTTTACTGCTTTTACTGAATTCGAGGAAGCAGTAGAGAACGGCGCTTCAGAAAAACAATTTTTAAGAACTAGAGATGCCGCGTTAGATGTATCAAAAACTATACAAGAGGGGGCTAGAAGTGCTAAAGATGCTGCTACTGCTGTACAAGCATTTGCTAATTCTTTGGGCCCTTTGAACCAAGGAGAACAAGCTGCTGCTGCTCTAGTAAAAAGAATAGGCGAAATCAACAAATTAGAAGCCAGTGGAATAACAAGCAAACGAAGAGTTAGAGATTTTCAAGCAGAAGCTTTCTTTGAGCAAAAGACAGGACAAAAATCTCCTGAACAGTTTAAGCTGGTATCCTATGAGGGTCTTTCTGACGCCCAAGAAAAAGAAAGAACAGAGTTACTTAGACAGTTAGCAATAATAAAGTCCATAAATAAAGTTAAACATGCTGGACAAATGCGAGCGCTACTTTTACAAGCAAAAACTACTCGAGAAGTTCAAGGAGAGGATGCGGCACAAAAAGCTTTACGAGACTTAAAAAATCAAGAGCTGACTATTACAGATAAAATGGTTGGAAAAGAGGAAGAAAGAGCCAATCTAGTGGGTGAAGTTGCTACCCTTCAGGGAAACAAGTTAAATCCGGGACAGAGACGTAGAGTCGCACTACTAACAGCAGAATTAATTGCATTAGACGCACAAAAAGCTAATACTGAAGAAAGAATCGCCCTAGCAGAAAAGCTTTTAAATATTGAAAGATCTTTAATAGGAATAAAAGAAACTAATCCAGTGCTTCAAGCAGAAAAATTATTTTTGGATATTACCAACAAGCGTTTAGCTCTTGAGAAACAAATACTTGATATTCGCTTAAAACAAGCCCAGTCTGAGTCAGAAGAAAAAATTGCTGATATTAAAGTTAATGATCCGTTTGCAAACACTGACCGAATGCAAGCAGAAGAAAAGCTACGACTTGCTCGACAAGAAGTTGCTTTAAAACTGCCAATGATACAAACAGAGTACAACAATAAACTAGATGCAATTGATTTAGAGTATAATTTATTAGAAGCTAAACGCGAACAAACCATTCTTGAAATGCAAAAACTAGCAATTGAAGCAGACGTAGCCGAGAAACCAAGCCTAGCAAAACGAGCGGATGAGATTGCCTCTAAATTACTTGCACAAAACTATGACGCTGCACGAGCCGCTGCAAAAGACGCCGCCCTCGCAACTAAGAATGCAAGTGAATATGGCTTAGGAAAAGCAGTTCGCGATGCGCAAAGAGTAGTAATAGAGATACAGCCTATTTCTATCATACTCAACGATGCGGCTAAAAGTTTTTCAACGGCTTTAAGTGATAGTTTTACTACAATTTTTGATTCTTTGACAGATAAAACAATGGACTTAAAAGAAGCATTGAAGGCAATCGGCAGAACTTTTGTACAAAGTCTTCAAAAAAGTCTTGTAGAAAACATGTTGGTTGGCCCTCTTACTGAAAAAATTGGAGCGTTCTTTTCAAAGTTTAAACTAAAAGAGAAAGCCGCAGGATTGTTTGGTATAAAAAGTAAGGTAGAAGGAGAAGGTACCGGAGCCCCTACAAGCATTGGAGGAGGACTAGACGGTAAAGGTTTAGGGATTACTATCCCTTTGCTTGTGCGCCTAGAGTCCGGAGCATCTACGCTACCGGGTGGAACCGCACAAGGGACAGGAGGCGATAATGCATCAGTAGTTGCAGGAGGAGGTAGTCCTCCAGAAACAAAAGCAGTAAAAGAGCAAACAGAAGCAACTCGGCAAAATACGCTGGCTACTACCCAAGCAGGGCTACAAACAGCGACGATGGCTATAGGAGCAATAGCAACAGTTGCAGCACTAACTGGTAACGAAAAAGCCGCTAAAAAATTAGCAATAGTAATGGCACTTTTACAACTAGCAGTTATATCTCTTGAAATAGCAATGCACATAAATACAGTGGGTGGTTTATTTGGTAGAAGAGGCGGAGTATTTAATGGGTCCAGTAAAAATTTAGCAGGATACTCTACTGGAGGAATCGCAAAAGGATCACATGCTGGATACCCTGCTGTACTTCACGGAACCGAAGCTGTTGTTCCACTTCCAAACGGTAAGTCTATTCCTGTAGATATGGGCGGGGCCGCAGGTATGCAACAAAATAACGTAAATGTAAATGTTGTTGTAAATAATGATGGAACTGCAGAAACAAATTCTGAACAAGATTCGAGAGAAGCAGCAAAGCTTGGAAAGAACATTGCAAGAGCAGTTCAGACAGAAATTCAAAATCAAAAGAGAGCTGGCGGAATGCTTAGTCCTTACGGGGCCCTATAATGAGTACTTTTTCTTTAACTATCATACGTGAGGAAGTTTCTGGGGATACTTCTTTATTAACAAACATTACAAATAGTAGTGTTATATTAAAGGTTTTTGGAGAGTACTCTACTGATAGTACTACAAAAGAGTTTGTTTTTGATAGAAACATAGAAAGACAGACAAAAGTCAGAGTATTGACAGCAACTTTTGGAGATGGGTACGAACAAAGAGTTCGAAACGGTATTAATCCTAAAGAAGAAACTTTTTCAGTTTCTTTTAACAATAGAAATAGCAATGAAATAACAGTTCTTGCTGCTTTTTTTGATAACAAAAGTGGCGCAAACTTTGATATTGTAATCAATGGAGCCACTATAAAAGTAGCCGCAGAAGAGTATAATGTTACCTACGGACAAGAGTCTATCAACTCACTTTCAATACAACTTAGACGAGTTTACGAGCCTTAAAAATGACAGATATAATTGATACAGTTCAACTACAATCAATAGACGACAGTTTAATAGAGCTATTTGAAATAACTCTTCAAGGCTCTACGGATGTTGATGTTAGACTTGTTAGTGGGTTGGCAGAAGGCACGAGTAATATTTATTTTCCGACTGCAAACGGACAGTCTTTAAATGAGTATATAGCTCTTCCCTCTTCTATAGGAAATATAGAAATTGATTCTTCCGGTGCTGCAAACAGGCCAATTTTTGAAATAGCAAACTTAATAAGCCTAGGTAGATCTATTGAAAATGACTCAGACGGTTTAGAAGATGAACAAACCTGGCAAGAAGTATTAGAAAGTAAAAATATCGCAAAGCCAGAAGATATTTTAGGAGCAAGACTCCAGTACAGAAGAACTTTATTTAAAAATACCTATAGAGCTAGTGATGTTTCAGGATGGAGTACCACGCTTCCTATTGAATTCCCTAAATCTTCTTATATTATGGAAAGAGTAAGAGCAGAAAATGGTTTAATGGTTTCGTATGAGCTTGTATCACCCTTTGACTTAGAGAGAATAAAACTGCCGAACAGAACAATTGTAGGAAAATACTGCCCTTGGAAATACCAAGGAATAGCTATTAATCAAGATGAAAGATCTGGGTGTCCTTACCCTAAAGATAATAGTGGTCAGCCTAAGTTCTTTAACATAGATGATGAAGAAATTACAGGCATTACTTCTGGGTATACAGCACAGACTTCATATAGTTCGGGAACAAAAGTAAAATACCCTACTTCAGGTTTTGTAAAAATTTGGGAAGTAATAGCAAATCCTTCGGGAGTAAATGCGCCCCCGGTTGAGGGCAGTAGATACTGGAAAAGAATAGATGTGTGCGGTAAAACATTAAACTCTTGTAAGGTTAGATTTCAAGGAATTGATAGTAACGGGGCTCCTCTAAACCGACTAATTCCTTTACCCTTTGGAGGGTTCCCCGGAACTAGAAAATTTAAGTGATTTATGAAATAGAAGAGCACTTTAGAAAAGAATACCCTAGAGAAGGTTGTGGAGTGATAGCAGTTGTAAAAGGAGAAAAAACTTGGTTTCCTTGTACAAATATTGCAGAAAATGATAAAGACTTTATCATTTCACATAAAGAATATTTACAGATAAAAAGAAAGTACGATATACTGGCTATAGTTCATAGCCATATAGACCAAAGTAACGAACCTTCTACTCAAGACGTAAATAGTTGTAATGCATTAGGAATACCTTACCATATTTACTCTTATCCAGAAATGCAATTAAATATTGTACAGCCAGAAAAAAACTTTTATCCTCTTATTGGGAGAGAATATGTTTTTGGAGTAAAAGATTGTTTCGAAGCAGTAAGAGACTGGCTTGCACAAGAAAATATTTATATACCTTCTAGAGAGCCTTTTGAAGAAGGATTTTACGAAAAACACTTAAATTACTTTACAGAAGATTACATACTGAACTGGAACCATAAAAAAGTTGAAGGATCTCCAAAGAAAAATGATGTTTTAATTTTTCAAATAAACTCAGAATTAGCAAATCATTGCGGAGTTTATATAGGGGATGAGGTATTTTATCATCACTCAACAAATAGGCTATCGTGCCGAGAAAACTTATATCCTTTTTGGATAAAATATTTAATAGGAATCTATAGATATGAAACGTAAAATATACTTAGATGGCGAACTCGGGGAAAAATTTGGAAAAGTACTCACATTAGATGTTAATACTTTTGTAGAAGTTTTTCGAGCTATAGAATGTCAACGCCCCGAAATGCGTCAATACCTAGTAGACTGCCATGAAAAAGATATAGGCTTTATAATGCACGTAGAAGATACGCCTATTACAACTGAAGAAGAAATTTTAATAAACTTTAACGAAGGAGATATGTATATTTCCCCCGCGCCTCAAGGTTCCGGTGGTAAGGTAAGACAGTTTGTTCAAGTAGTAATAGGCGCAGTTTTTGTGATTGCCGGATTATTCATAATGCCAATCCCAGGCTTCCAAGGCTTTGGTGCTGTTCTGTTTACATTTGGTATGGGTCTTATGAGTGTGGGGCTGGCAGGTCTTTTAGCTCCAGACCCTTCGACAGATAGTGATGATGCTCGGCAAGATACTAGTTACTTATTTCAAGGCTCTGGGCAATCTATACTACAAGGAGACCCAGTGCCTTTACTTTATGGCAGACTAAGAATACCTGGCAGACTAATAGACTTTGATATAAGAAACACGAACTCTTACTATTCAGAATCTGGGTTTGGAGGAAGTGGTACGGGAAATAACATTGATACTCCTGATCCTCAAAACGATCCTCCAGGAGGGCCTGCTCAGACTCCTACTTACCCTTTACCTACCCAACCAGACATGCCTAAGATTCCTGGGCAAACTGAAAGAATTAATTTTGGCACTTCTACTATTCCTAATATAGTTTTCAACCCAACTGTCCAAGTGTACTAATTAGAGAGACTTAAAATGCAAGACATTCCATTTAATGAAAACTTTTTAAATTTTGGAGGCATGAACACCGTTGGCGGAAGCAACGGATACTCCACAACTCAAAGAATTCAAATTGTTGAAGCCCTCTGTGAGGGCCCTGTATGGGGCCTAACAGAAGGTAGCGCATCTGTATACTTTAATAATAGCAGAGCAATTGAGCCTGAAGACGCAACTATTTTCTCTCCTCGAGACATTAGTGATAGTAATGATTTAGACGCTTTTGGCTTTGAAGGCTCTATTACCTTCGGTGGAAGTACAAATACTGGTAGCCTTAGCCCAAATGCTCCAGAAAATGCTATTGGTACGTATGATGAAGAAAGTGGCTGCCTTATTTCTGTTGTATATGCTCGTGTAAATAATGCTACTATTTCGAATATTACTTATAGGGCTCCTTCAGGAGGTGCTCAAATAGGCTCTTGGACAGCAACATTAAGCTCTAGTGCATTTGACGGAAGTTTTGATACTAAAGGATTTACTGTTTCACAGGCTCGCTCAACTTACATGAGTGATAGCGCAGGTAACTTTGTTTTAGCAACTATTGTTGATAATGGCAATGGAACTGCAAGTATGGTTTACTTCAGCTCAATAGCCCCAGGATTTACGAACTCGCAGAGTGTAGATCTTACTTTTTCCGCTACAGTTGGAGTCGCAGAAATAACTGAAACTTCTGTCGAGCTGTTATCTGACGATACTCCAGACTCAGGAACTTATAACTATAGTATTACAAAATATAAAGATTATTATAACGACGGGGGTATAGCGCCCGGACTTGATATTGCTAAAACAGAGAACTTAAACGTTCAATTTGTGAATGGTTCTGCAATTCAAAATGTAATTCGCACTTGGGGTGGAGCGGGTGGAGGCATAAATATACCTGTTAGCAGTATACCTTCTCAATCTACTCTTGCCCAGCTTAAGGCTTCTGTTGCTCAAACCGAAGGCCTGTCTCTTTACTCTACTGGAGGGTACCAAGAAACTAGAACAAATGAAGAAGACGGAGCGGCTAGTCCTGTACTAATTACTACAGATTTATTTCCCTCGCTTCAACGAGAATTAATTAGAACTCAAGCAGATGTATTAAGTTTTGAAATAAAGTATGGAAGACTACAATCTCAAGACACAGAAGAAGGCGGAGAAAACGACAATACTGCAATTTATTCAGTAGACATCGCATTTCAAGATGCTCCGGGAGACGCTTTTGGTTCTTACTCCTCGGTGTTTGGTACAGTAGTTCATACTGCAAATTTTGGAGCAAGTCTTTCTTGGCAACATTTTGTTGACTTAGGGGCATACAGAAAAGAAAGAGGGGGTTTTCACGACTTTAAAATAAGAATAGCTCGGTTAACTAGACACATTGATGATGCAGTACAAAGCACAGGTGCTGACTATACAGGCGATTCTGCTGGAAGATACGACCAGAGTAATAGCACTAGTAAAGTTGATAGTATTATTGCAACTGTTAAAGATAGTCTATACTACCCTTATACTTCTTTAGCGGGAATCAGTTTTAGTTCTAAGCAATTTGATAAAATGCCTAAGCTTAGTTATGATATGCGAGGTAAACTTGTAAAAGTACCCTCTTCTTATACTCCTAGAGAGTACACAGAAAATAATACTGCATTATATGATGATTGGTGGGAGGGAGACTTTAAGGATGAGCTTCAGTTTACTGATAATCCTGCTTGGGTATTCTATGATATATTAACAAATACTCGATACGGCTTGGGAGAGCATATAGATTCACTTTTAGATATAGACAAATATTCCTTGTATCGTGTTGCACGTTACTGCGATGAATTAGTTGACGATGGTAGTGGAGGCCTTGAACCTCGTTTTAGAGCAAACCTATTTTTAACAAAAGCGGAAGAAGCATATAAAGTTATTAAAGACATGGCTACTATTTTTAGAGGGATACTCTTTTGGATGGACGGCCAGCTAACTCCAATTTTAGACGCTCCTTCTGACCCAGTTTATTCTTTTACAAAAAGTAATGTAATAGATGGGGGATTTGTTTATCAAACCAGTGGCAATAGAACTAAAGCAAATCAAGTAATTGTAACTTGGAATGATCCTGAGTTAAATTTTGAACCTGTTCCATTAATTGTAGAAGATAGAAACTCTATTGTTAAAGATGGCAAAGTTAATAAAATAGTTGCTACAGCCTTTGGATGTACTTCTGAAGGTCAAGCTATTCGTTATGGACGATGGAAGCTATGGACAGCTCAAAATCAAACTGAAGTAGTAAGCTTCCAAAGTTCACTAGCTGCTGCGTATATAAGACCTGGAGATATTATCAATGTTCAGGACTCGGATAGATTTGGTAAAATTTTAAGCGGTCGTACTAGTTCGTCTACAAACAATACTATTACACTAGATAGAGAGGTAACTCTTGTAGCGGGCGCTTCGTACACTTTAAGTACTTTAGTAACAGATCCTGCTGCTTATAATATTGGAAATTCAGTGACAATTGCCAGCGTGGGTACGGTAGACAAAGGCAAAAAAGTTACGCAAGCGTGGGTGGATACAGATGAAAATGATGGAACTTCAGGTAGAACCCTTCGTAATATAGATACAGCTGCAAGAGCTTCTAACGCTTGGACGGCTCAGACAGGGGGCAGTTTAATATCCATATCCTGGAAGCCTTTTAGCCATGTTCAAGAACATACGATAACTACTTCTTCGGGCTCTACTAAAACACTCACTGTTGCTGGAACTTTTGGTACTAATCCTGCTTTTGAAAGCATCTGGGCTTTAAGAGAGACTTTAAGTAACCTTGAAACCTATGATTCTACTCGCCAGTATAGAGTTGTATCAATATCTCAAGAAGAAGATAATATTTATAATATTGCGGCAGTAGAATACTACCCTGAAAAATATATTGCAGTAGAAGTAGACTACGAACTAGGTCAAGTTCCTGATAATATTTTTGCAGGAGAAGGCCTTGAAGTGCCTCCGTGCCAATACTTAATTAGTAGAGAAGTTGATAACACCAATGCAAAAAGTCGAAAACTAAGTTTATTTTGGCAACCCCCAGAAGACTTTGACTTTATTAACTATTATGAGCTAATCCATAATATTCCAAATATACAGAGTCCTATTCAAATTCGAAGAGGAGAAACTTCATTTGAGTTTTCCAATGTACCTCAAGGTATCTACGGATTCTCTATTCGAATTGTAACAAATAGAGGGAATAAATCTCAGTATGCAAAGACTTTTCATCAAACAGGATTAAACAACTCTACTGATGCTTCAAAAATTGGAGAACTATACGCAGGGGGATCTGCTACAAGTCTTTCAGAAATAGTAAATAAATTAAGTGCGGAACAGGTATTTAGGTTTAATGACGAAAGATATACTTTATCGCCCCCACAGAGATTAGGGCTAACTAAATCTAATAATAACACTAATACTTTATCTATTCAGCAATCTCTTTCAAAAATGGTGGGAACCAATTATGTGTCTACGTCCACTACAAGTCATACAATTAGTAGTGGAAGTAAAACTTTTACTACAACAAGTGTTTCTTTATATGTAGAAGGCTTGAAAATAAAAGCAATTAGCGACTCAAATAGTAATAATTATTTAGTAGGTGTAATTACAAATGTAGGAACTAATACTATAACTATTAATGTTACTCTTGCTAATGGCTCTGGTTCTGCTTCGGACTGGACTTTGAACAGAGATGGGTACTCTGCTTCTTCTTGGGGCTGGGAAACTTCAGGCGTAAATCCTTTAGCATATATATTTGTAGATGTTGATCAAATAGGGGATGGATCTGCAGATGGATTAAAACTAGTTTCTCGTAGACTCGATACGTCCGGTGTGTATATGTTTGAAGACACCGATTATAGTAGTCCTTGGCTTAACATCTCTGGAACTTGCACAATTAATGGAACTACTTCTAAAGTTACTGGAACTAACACAAGTTTTACTACTCAGTTAGAGGTAGGCTCTTTTATTAGATTTACGAATACTGCTGCTGGTAGAGTAACTTTTATTAGAAATGATACAGAGCTATATATTGATTCTATTTTTGATGAAACAATTACAGACGAGATTGCTCAGAAAAATAGACTTAATGTAAATAGGGCAGAGGACTTTTTATTAGGTTCTATAAATTATGACTCCGCTATAGATGAGTTTACTTTTGATCAGTTTTATACTATTTCAGATCTTACAGCACAAAAACAATTAGTTCTTGACTCAGAGACTGCATACTTACTATACAATGACTTAAACGAAGCAGATCAACAGCCTCCTGAAGTTAATATTAAAGCCTTAGCAATTGGATACATAAAGCCTGAGTTTAAAATGACTTGGACTAGCACTGATTTAGCTGGAGGCGACAGTAAAGATACAGATTTTCAATCGGCTAACTACCCTTCTGGGGCTGCTCCTTCCGAAGGGTTTAAGCAAGAATACTCTAAAAAGGTATTTGAAGAAGCTAGTGCAGACCCTACTGATAATATACAGTATGGAAATGGTGCTGCAATTGTAGTAACTTGTACGGTAAGAGAGGCAGAAGATCCTGATAATGTTAAAAAACAAAGAACAGCTACTTGGACTATAGCTAAGCTCAAGAGGCAGGCGTCTGGTAATCTTGCACGTGTAGTAAAGCTTACTGCCGAGGATTACTCTGTTGTATACGATGCGGAAGGAGCAAACCCTTCTTTCCAAGGCTCCGCAGACTCTGATATTGATTTAACTGCAAGCACTGGAGGATTCAGTGACCCATTATTTAGATTTACAGTCGACGGTACAGTATACGAAACTGTTTCTGGACAGCCTTGGTCGGAAACAAGTACTGTTCCTTTTGTACCCCCTTCCTCTGTTGATAGTTTTGGAACAAACGGCGGCGGTACAAAAACTATGCTTGTTGAGGTTGCAGAAAAACCTTCTGGGTGGAGTCAAGCAAACCAGACCCCTACATTAGCCAGCTCAGATATTGGGGCAACAGACTCTATATCTATACTAGGTGTTAAGACTGGTGGATCTGGTGTATTTATTTCATTCTCAAACGAAACCCATGCTGTCGCTTGTGATAAAGATGGCGAGCCTCTTGTTGGCTATAATAACGTTATCTCAGGCTCTGGAACTACTATTGAAGTTCTTGTAAATGGTGTTGCGTATCAATTTACAACAGGTACTGTTACTGATGGTAAGTTTGGAGTGTCGGTCACAAATAATGCTGATATTGTAGAAGGCAGCCTCACAGGAAATGGTACGGATGTAGCAACTGTAGGAGCACACGCATTTGGAACTAATTCTGAAGACCAAGAACTTATTTCATACACTATAACTGTCGGAGGTATAGCAGACGATGGTACGAACGTTGACTTTACAAAGTTTCAAACATTCGCAAAGTCAAAGGGCGGAGTTGCAGGAGCAAGCAGCGCTCTTGTTTACTTGTATAAAGCCAGCGCAGCCGATCCTAGCAGTACTACTTCAAGTTTAGATAACGCTGTAGTAGACCTCACTACGGGTAAAATTGATACTAGCCAAGGAGATACAAAATTCGAGGAAGGCGACGAGTTGTGGTACACGTCTCCTAGCGGTCCTACTATTGCGTACAACAAAGTATTGTGGGTTGTTGCTGCTACTGCAAATGGATCGGGCCTTACGGATGAAATTTCCGCAAGTGAGTGGAGTAGCGCTGCAGAGTTTTCCGGGGAAAGTCCTTTAAACACTGCGCTTGTAGAGCTATTTCTTACTAATAATGTAGGAAGCACTCCCAGCTTACCTGATACAGATGTAACTTATACTTTTGCAGACGCAACAGTCACAGGGACTCCAGGAAATAATTGGTCGTCTACTGCTACAAGTCTTAGCGAGAGCGCTAAATATTTGTGGAAAACTACTGCTGCTGCAATTAGTCAAGCGGCTACTTATAGTATTGATGCAGCTCCTACAGACTGGTCAACTCCAGTATTGATTGGGTTCTTTGGGGAAGGCTCTGCAGGTGAAAATGCTATATCTGTAAAACTTACTTCAAATGATTACTCAATTGTATACGATGAAGAAGGTACTCCTACTCCTACTGGAACACTAACTCTTACTGCAACTGCACAGAATCTTACAACTCCTTGGTTTAAGTTTACAGGCGATGGCTTTACCGATGATACTGCATTTGCATCAACAAGTACTAAAAGCTATACAATTCCTGCTGCTGCTTTTACTACAAATACTATTCGAGTAGGAGTATCAGACGGCGCTCTTGTAGGAACTCAGCAAACTGAGCTTGCATTTGATACAATAAGTATTATAGGTCTTTCTGACGGTTCCAGCGGTATTAGTATAATAAATAGTAACTCTGCACATACTATTCCGGTAGACACTGGCGATACAGATGGAAGCACTGGTATATATACGGGTTCTGGGACAATTATTGAAGTCTATAGAGGAAGTACGCAGCTTACTCCCGTATCATCATCTCCAGGAACCGGAGAATTTAGACTAAGCCAAGTTAATCCTACAAATATTACGGCAGACTCTAGCCCTACACTGGATACTACTAACAAACAAATTACTGTTGGGGTGGCTTCGGCAATGACTGCTGCAACTGCTATTATTGAGTATGTGCTTGAAGTTGAAGACACAAACGTTGTTACAACAGTACAAAGTTTTTCAAAGTCATTTGAAGGGGTAGAAGGCCCCAAAGGAGCGCAAGGGGCAGGAGGCGATAATGCATCAGCAGTTAAGCTTTCCTCTACTGATTATTCTATTGTGTATGTAGATGGAGTTCCTACCCCTACAGGAACTCTAACGCTAACTGCAACCCCGCAGAATATAGACAATCCTTTATTTAAATTTACAGGGGACGGGTTTACTGATGATACTACATATGCTTCTGGTACGACTAAGTCTTACTCAATACCTTCGGCCCCTTTTACAAATAATAGTATTCGTGTAGGGGTCTCCGACGGAAATCAAAGTGAAGTAGCATTTGACACAATTTCTATTATTGGTATTGACGCAAAAGCCGGTATTACAATTGTTAATACTAACTCTGCTCATACTGTTCCTACTGATAAAGATGGAAACAATCCAACCTTTACAGGGTCGGGCACAACTATTGAAGTTTACAGAGGGGGTGTTCAACTTAGTGCGGTGACAGGAACTCCGGCCGCCGGAGAGTTTAGTGTAAGCACAACTGTTTCAAATGTTACTGCAGCAACTCCTACTATAGTAGGGGACTCTCTTGTATTTGGTCCAATTACTGCACTAACTGCAGATACCGGGTTTATTGATTTTTCTATAAATGTTGAAAATACAAACACAGACGTAGAATCTTTTCAAACATTTTCTAAATCTAAACAAGGAGTAGAGGGAGATAAAGGAGACTTAGGTACAAAAGGAGACCCTGGAGGCCCCGGCGATAAGGGCACAAAAGGAGGGCCTGGAGACGGAGGAACCAAAGGAGGTCCTGGTGAAGCAGGTGATAAAGGGGATAAAGGGTTTAAAGGAGACTTAGGACCTAAAGGAGAATTAGGGCCTAAAGGAGACTTAGGACCTAAAGGCGATACAGGTGAAAAGGGTCTAAAAGGAGACTTTGGGCCTAAGGGCGCTGAAGGACCTAAGGGCGATACGGGTGAAAAAGGTTTAAAAGGAGATTTTGGACCTAAAGGAGAATTAGGGCCTAAGGGCGATATCGGTGAAAAAGGTATAAAAGGAGAATTTGGACCTAAAGGGGTTGAAGGAACTAAAGGCACCGCAGGCGATAAAGGTCTAAAAGGAGACTTTGGGCCTAAAGGGATTGAAGGAACTAAAGGCATCGCAGGAGATAAAGGTCTAAAAGGCGATTTTGGACCTAAAGGGGTTGAAGGAACTAAAGGCGGGGATGGAGATAAAGGCTTAAAAGGAGATTTTGGACCTAAAGGCGCCGGCGGGGAGGCAGGAGAAAAAGGGCTTCCAGGCCAAGGGGGCGACCCTGGAGATAAAGGAGTTAAGGGAACTTCTGGTCCTAAAGGCTCAACTGGAATTAAAGGAGATCCGGGCGATGAAGTCTTTATTATATACTATAATGGAGTTTTAAGCGATAATTTAAATAGTAATGCTACAGTTGACAAAGACAATCCTCCGCTAGCTCCTGATATGAATGGGGGTTCTTCGGCGGTAAACTCAGGGTTTAGAATTACTCAAGCAGACGGAACTTTAACTAATTGGTACACAGAAGCTGCGTCTATTTCAGAGTACTTCTTTATAGCTACTGCAGTTGAAGAAGGACTAACTGCTGCGCCTAGAGCTTCGTGGACCGTTAGTGGGTATTTGCAAGGAGAAAAGGGGGAAGCTGGGGATCCTGGTGAAAAAGGAGTAAAAGGGTTACCTGGCCCTAAAGGAGACTTAGGGCCTAAAGGAACCACTGGAGAAGCAGGACTAAAAGGAGGCCCTGGAGACTTAGGTACAAAAGGAGATAAAGGAGGTCCAGGAGCCGGAGGAGCTAAAGGAGGCCCCGGAGAGGGTGGAGCTAAAGGAGATAAAGGAGGTCCAGGAGCTGGAGGAGCTAAGGGAGGCCCCGGAGAAACTGGTGACAAAGGAGGTAAAGGAGGCCCAGGAGCTGGAGGAGCTAAGGGCGGTCCTGGAGAGGGCGGAACTAAAGGAGATAAAGGAGGTCCAGGAGCTGGAGGAGCTAAGGGAGGCCCAGGAGAGGCTGGCGCTAAAGGAGATAAAGGAGGTCCAGGAGCTGGAGGAGCTAAGGGCGGTCCTGGAGAAGCTGGTGAAAAAGGAGGTAAAGGGGGTCCAGGAGCTGGGGGTGCTAAAGGAGATCCCGGAGAAGTAGGCCTCAAAGGAGGACAAGGAAGTCCAGGAGCAGATGCGCCTTACGTAGTTATAGGTTTTAATTCTTCTGTAGATACGAATGCAGAGCGAGTTGCAGCAATAAAATCTTTCTCAGGATTAACAACTGTATTAGCAAACTCTGTGTACTGGGATGCTGTAGCAGGAATTCCTTATCAAAACCAAGGAACTTCATCAACTAGCCCTACTCTTACTGCTCTAAGTGGAGGAGCAGGGATAGTCTCAATGGACTCTATAAAATTAGAATCGGGAAGTAATCGAGTAGAGCTAACGTCCTCAGGCCTAAAAATTTATAATTCAAATGTATTACGAGTAAAAATAGGAGATCTTTCGTAGTGAAAACTTACTACATTAATCTAAGTAAAAATAAAGAGAAAAGAGAACACATAGAAAAATATTTTCCGGAGGCAGAAAGAATAGATGCAGTAGATGGGTCTCTTTTACTTCCGGAAGATATTCTTCCTCTTAAAGCAGATAAAGATTGGAGAGACCCTTACTGGAATAGACGTCTTACAAAAGGAGAGGTAGGATGTACTTTATCGCATATGAAAGCCTGGGCCTACTGCGTAGAACAAAATAAGCCTATCATAGTTTTAGAGGATGATGTAGTACCTGCTGTTGATAGTTGGAAAGAAATAGCTTTAAATTACGAACACGCATTTGACTTACTATACTTAGGAAGAAAATATATAGAAGGTAAGGTAGAATCTATTAATGAACAGTTAGAATCTCCTGGATTTTCTTACTGGACTTGTGCTTATATTATTTCACCAAAGCTTGCTTTAGAACTAATAAATTATTGCAATTCTAACCCAATAATACCCGCAGATGAAGTATTACCTTTAGTAGCTGGGTTACATAGAACTTTGAAGTATAATACTAGTCAAGATTTTTATTGCGCGGCATTTAAAAATAATATTGTAAAACCTAAATTTGATGCATTTGCATCGTCTGACACTGAAACACCAACTAACATATGGAGTAACTTTAAAATGAACATACTAACTGTAGCTACAGATGAAGATAAGGGGCAAAAGCTCCTTTCATCCCCCTTTCCGGTAAAAAATATTGGAGCAGGCGTTGAATGGAGGGGAGGTACTATGGAAGGGCCTGGAGGCGGACAGAAAATAAACCTAATAAAAAAAGAACTAAATAACTACGAGGACAATGATGTTATTTTGTTTTTAGACGGGTATGACACGTTTATTTCAGTCTCCTCTGTAGATGAAATATTAAACAGGTATCTTGAGTTTAAAAAAGAAGTAGTTTTTGCAGCAGAAACTTTTTGTTGGCCAGATAAGAGTATTCAGGATCAGTTTCCAGAAACTGGAGGATATAAATTTTTAAATAGCGGGTGCTTTATAGGCACAGTAAAAGAATTAAAGAAAATTTTTAGTGAAAGTATATTAGATCACGAAGATGATCAACTATACTGTCAAAAGCAGTATCTAACAAACAACTATGATATTGCACTCGATTATGAAAGTTATTTATTTTTCTGTATGTCTGGAGCCGAGAATAGCTGGGTGTATAGTCAAACTTCTTACATAATAAACACAGACACTAACTGCACTTCTTGTGTAGTACATGGGAATGGAGGTGCGGAAGCTAAAAAAGCATTTAATACTGCTTACAACAAAGTTTTTAAGCCTATTTTTTATATACCTAAGCAAGAGTATAAAGACGTACACCAGCTAGACAAAGATATATTTGTTTTACATAACTTTTTAAGTGAAGAATACTGCAACGATTTAATAAGAGAAACCGAAGAATGTGGTGGGTGGCAAGAGCTGCCTAACGATAAGTACCCCGCACAAGAAATAAGACTGCAAAAATTAAATTCTATTTTTTATGATACTTTTAATGCTGCCTATAACAGTAAACTAGTACCTTTTGTTGAAAGAAAATGGGATTGTTTAAAAATGTATGAAATTCGTGATTTATTTGCTATAAAATATTCTATGCAATCTCAAAAGAGTCTACGACTACACCACGATATGTCTTTAGTGTCAGGGTCTTTAAAGCTTAACAATACGTATACTGGGGGAGAGTTAGTTTTTCCTAGGCAAGGAGTAACCAATAGTGAACTAGAAGTTGGGTCTATAATTATTTGGCCGGGACAGGTTACTCATCCACACGAGTGTAAAGAGCTAACGTCGGGAACTAAGTATAGTTTGACTTTATGGACGGCACGACTTGAAGGTACTGCAGACATTTATAATGGATAATAAATACCTACCTTCCAAAAATAAATCTTGACATAATATGTCCTGTGGGCTATAATTCCACAATAGGAGAAAAATAAATGGCCGCAGCTAACTATGACCTGACAATTGACCAAGGATCGACTTTTGTGATTGATATAACAATCAACGAGAGCGGTTCCGTTAAAGACTTAACTGGCTACTCTGCCAGGTCTCAAATGCGCTCAACAAAGACAGCTTCGGGTGTTGCGGCGTCGTTTACTTGCACTATTCCTGTTCCCTCAAATGGTATCGTAAAAATGGAACTACCTGCAGCAACATCGAGCGCGATGACTGCGGGTCTTTTCTTTTATGATCTAGAGATCCATACGTCGGGGGATGCCATAGTAAAGCGCCTTATTGAAGGAAAAGTAACTCTGAATCAAGAGGTAACGAGATAAGTAATGCCAGATACTACACTTGTACAGATTACTGAAGAAGTAACAGATCTTTCTGTAACAAATGACAACGGCATTTCAGTAAATTTAGTAGAAAGTCCTACTCTTTTAACTGTAAATAATTTTGCTATTCCTGCACAGTTTATGGACTCTGCAAATGTTGCTTTTGACGGGCATAATACAATTACCGCAGATAATGTAAGAGATGCGTTACAGCAACTTGCAGATCAACAATTTCGGGGCACTACAGCCCCAACATCAGATACCGCAAACTTAGAGGAGGGAGACCTCTTTTATGATACTGACGACGATCAGATAAAAGTATACCGCGAAACTAGTTCAGGAGTCTTTGAGTTTGTGCCTATAATAGTAGGCGACGCTTCAGGTGATTCAGACACGCTAGATGCAGGAGCCTTTTAAGGCTAATTCGGAGTTTTAAATGGCTCAAACAATTCAAATCAAACGGTCCCCTAATTCGGGCGGAACAGCAACTCCCAGTAGTTTAGCGGCAGGTGAATTAGCTTATTCCGATAATTCGGCAAAACTATTCATTGGTCGCCCTAACGACGGTGCAGTTCTTACAATCGGTGGAGAAGTATATGTAAATATGCTTGACCACGCTGCAGGTACTCTTACTGCATCAAGTGCAATTGTAGTAGATTCGAACAGTAAGATTGATCAACTACTTGTAGATAATATTACTATCGACGGTAATACTATCAGTACTTCGAGCGGTAACTTACAACTTAATCCCACTGCAACCTTAGATATTGATGCAGGCACAATTGACCTTACTACTCAGGCAACAGAGTTTAAACTCATCGACAACTCTGCTACTGCCGGCACGTTTGCTACTGCTGACCATACCTATATTACTTTTGACACTACAAACGCTGCCGAGAAAGTTATATTCGATAAGCAGCTACAGTTTGGCGACTTATCAGCCAATGGATACAATCTCCCTATTACAGATGGTACTTCTGGGCAAGCTCTTGTTACCAATGGCTCAGGAGTAGTTACCTTTGCTGATGTCGCTGCAACTCTTACTGTTGATGTTACAGATGATAGTAGCACTGCTGATGTTGCTTTGCTTACAGATGATTTTAGATTTACTGGAGGCGAAGGTATTGATCTTACTGTGGGTAAATCTGGCACTGATGTAACTCTTACAATTGCAGGAGAACTTGCTTCTGCTTCCAACAAAGGTGTAGCATCTTTTGGAGGCTCTTACTTTACAGTAACTTCTGGCGATGTTGCCATTGATGACGCAACTCTTACTACAAAAGGTGTTGCTTCCTTCTCTAACTCAGACTTTGATGTAACTTCAGGGGCTGTTTCAATTAAAACCGGCGGAGTAGATAATGGTCAATTAGCCAATGCTTCTACTACTTTAGGCAGTACTGCTCTCACTCTTGGAGCTTCAACCACAGTATTAGCCGGACTTACATCTCTTTCTGTAGATGCTATTACTGTAGACGGTTTAGAGATTTCTACTACTACGACTAACGGGGATCTTTCTTTAAACCCTAACGGGTCCGGAGTAGTTAATGTAAATAACTCTCGTATTTCAAATATTACAGATCCAACCCAAGCACAAGATGCTGCTACAAAAGGGTACGTTGACGCTGTAAAGCAAGCACTTGATATTAAAGATTCCGTACGAGTAGCTACCACAGGTAATATAACACTTAGTAGCGATTTAAACTCTGGGGACACAATTGACGGAGTAACTCTTGCGGATGGAGATCGTGTACTTGTCAAGAATCAAACTACCGCTAGTGAAAATGGTATCTATGTTGCAGGGTTTAGCCCAGCTCGCTCTGCGGATGCAAATGCTTCAGCAGACGTTACCGCAGGTATGTTCTGTTTTGTAGAAGAAGGATCTACTAATGCTGATAATGGATATGTGCTTACAACAAATGATTCTATTACTCTTGGCACAACGGCACTTACGTTTGTTCAATTCTCTGGTGCAGGACAACTTGTAGCGGGAGACGCTCTTAGCAAGTCAGGCAATACTCTCCATGTAAATGATGATAATATTACTCTTGAAGTTAATAATGACAACTTACGAATTAAGGGAGTTACAACTACCGCTATAGGTGATTTATTGATCGGTGCAGCCACAAATGGAGGCTACAGCCGACTCGTAAAACCCAGTTCTAACGATGCCTTGCTTACAATGGGCACTGCAGGCACTGCCTCTTGGACTACTACGCTCGACGGCGGAACTTTCTAAAAATACTTAACCTCTTGCGTATATACGCATAGTACTGGAGGAGCCACATGGCGCAAACAATTAAATTAAAGCGTTCGGGCACCTCGGGCGCGGCACCTACTACATCTCAACTTGCACTCGGCGAAGTAGCCATCAATACTTATGATGGCAAACTATACATAAAGAAAGACGACGGCACTGAAAGTATTGTAGAAATTGGTGCAGGCGGAAGTGGAAGCGGACTATCGTCCTCTTTTACTTTGTACGAGTACACAGCCACAGCAAGTCAAACTACTTTTAGCGGTTCGGACTCGAATTCGAATACGCTTGCCTATGATACAGGCACTCCTTCAAAAGCTCTCGTATACCTCAACGGAGTTCTTCTTGACGATACAACGGATTATACTGCAACTACTGGTACAAGCGTAGTACTTACTACGGGCGCCGCAGTAGACGATCTTTTACAAGTTGCGGCCTATAAATCCGAATCGTCTGTTGCTTTAGATATTGATCTTGCGGATAATGTAAAACTCAAGTTTGGCAATGATGACGATCTAGAGATTTATCATAATGGCTCTAATAGTTATATTGTAGAAAATGGTACAGGAGATTTATTTTTAGGAGCAACGAATTTAAGACTAACTAATGGAAGTGTGGCTAGTACCTACTTGCAAGGTACAGATGGTGGCGCAGTTGATATTCGTCATAATAATTCTGTAAAATTAGCAACTACTTCTACGGGTGTAGACGTTACTGGCACAGCCACGATGGATGGGCTTACTGTTGATGGAGTAATAAGTCAATCTGTAACCGCAGGCACAGTCCCTTTTGTTATTGATACTAATATTACCTCAAATGAGGGATCTGTTAATATTATAGAAGCAAAAACAGTTAATAACGAAAAAAGTACAATAACTTTAGACCGTATAGGCACAACAAATACTGGACTGACTTTTAAGACAACAAACAGTAGCACTCTGGCTCAGCGCCTCAAAATCAGCAACGAGGGTGATATTAGCTTCTATGAAGATACGGGCACAACTGCGAAACTAACGTGGGACGCGAGTGCTGAGTCTCTTAACTTTGCTGACAACGGTAAGGCTATTTTCGGGGTTGGTTCAGACTTACAGATTTATCATGATGGTAGTAATAGTTACATTAGCGACCAAGGTACTGGCGATTTGCGAATTTGGGCAGATAGTCCAAACATTGCAACGGCAAACGGCAATAAGATATTTTTTGGCAACAATGGTGCTGCTGAGTTGTATTTTACAGGCGGTGCTAAAAGACTAGCCACAACCTCCACAGGCATTGACGTGACCGGCACAGCCACGATGGATGGGCTTACTGTTGCTGGTGATGTTTTAGTTAACAGAACCTCTGCGTTTACCAACGCCGCTATAGAAGCACAAGACGATGGTAATGGAGAAGTTTTAGCTTTAAACAACAACGGTACAGACGGACAGTTTTTACGACTATACAACTCAGGATCGCTCATTGGCGGTCTTGGGAACAATACTAGCTCAGTCTCTTCTTTAAACATTTATAGAGGCTCAACTCCTGCTATCAACATTGACAACAGCACAGGCGATGTCCAGTTCTTTGAGGACACGGGCACGACCGCGAAGTTCCACTGGGATGCCTCTGATGAGCGGTTGGGAATTGGAACAACTACTCCTCAATCTAAATTAGATGTTAAATTAGGAAACAATGAAACCGCGAGCATTGGCGGGACAATTTCTGTCGGAACTTATGCGGGTTTACGCTTTGGTTACTCAGAAGCAGGCAATAGTAATTATAGACATTCGGCAATAGTTTTTGAAAGAGACGATGCAGCCTTTGGGGATGCAAGAGGTAATATACATATATTAAATAGCCCTTCAGGATCTGCAAGTGCAGATCTAGGCGATGCTAGACTAACCATACTCCCCTCAGGCAACATTGGTATCGGCACTACTGCTCCAGATACCACTCTTCATGTCTATAACTCAAATTCGGGTGCAAGTCCCTACCAGAATGGTAACGGCGGCGTAATTATCGAAAGAAATGGTCGAGCTGCTCTTAATTTCCTTACTCCGAATACTCAGGATGCTTACATATTTTTTGCAGATCC